GTCTACACGAGCTACACTGGCTATTCGACGAATTACGGGACGAGTTGGACTGCCTGCACGCCGCCGAGCGCGGTATCAAGCAACCATGATTACGGCGGCTCGATAGCGATAGACACGTCGGGGAACGACATTCTGTGGGCACCTGCGGATGGTGTCAGCGGTATCGTCGCGCCCTACTACACCACAAACAATTGTTCTAGCTGGACGCAGATCAGCGTCAGCGGCGTCACAGAGGGGTGGCCGTTTAATTACCAAGACGGATTCCAGTCGGTCACTTCGGACCAAGTGAATGCGGGGACGTTCTATATCTACAACTACAATACCGGCAGTGGTGCAGATGCCATTATCAAATGCACCGGAGGGGGCGCCTCGTGCGCGAAACAGTCAAGCCCAGGTTTTGGCCCCAACAACCAGTACAAGCCTTCTCTGAAAGCATTCCCCGGTCATGCGGGATATCTGCTTTTCTGCTATGGCATTCCGCTTTCCCCAGTCCCGAACAATTCCTACCAAGGGCTTTATTACTGGCCCGATAGCGGGGTCACTTTGAACACCATCGCGAATTTCTCCGGGGTGACAGCCTGCGGGCTGGGCGGCGCTGCCTCTGGGCATACATTTCCGACGATTTGGGCCGCCGGATGGTACAACAATGCCTATGGCATCTGGCGATGTGAAAATTTCGATGGCGACCAATGCGGGAGTAGTGGCGATTGGGTCAACGAAGGGGGCGGCTATCCAAACGGATGGCCTTATGGTGTATTTGATCTAGTCGGAGATTCATCCGGACCCAATAAAGTGTATGGTGTGACGAGCAGTGGTGCATTCTGGGGTCAGTTCAACTATCTTCTCGCCCGCGACCTCAACCCAGCCAACGACAATAGCCCGGCGTTCTTGAATATGGTTGGCTAATGGCCTCCATCTCGCCCACGCAAAGCACCGTGCAGCAAGCGCTCCTGCAATTCCTGCAGAACGTGCTGCCGTCCGACGTGGTTATTGTGGCGGGCGTACAGAACCGCGTTCCTGAGCCAGCATCTGGACGGTTTTGCGTAATCATTCCCATCCGATTCGAGCGCCTCGCGACTAACATCGATACTTCCGCAGATTGCAAATTCATCGGTTCTGCGGACGGCCAAATCCTGACCGTGACAGAGGTGCTTATCGGTTCGCTGGCGAATGGTGCGACCATCATTCCGGTGACTGGTCCGCTTCCTGTTCCGGTGCCAACTGTCGGAATACAAATCAGCGGTGATCCGGGTTCGACCGGCACTTACCAAATCTCCCAGCCGCAGAACTTGACCAGCCAGACGATGTCCTGCGGGCAGAAGATACTGACGCAGGAGGCGCGCGTCGTCGTACAGTGCGACTTTCACAGTTCCTCGGGTTCGAATACATCGGGCTATGCGAATACTGCGTCAGACTTGGCTCAGATCTGTGCGACTGCGCTAAGGGACGAGTACGGTGTGAACTTTTTTGCCGGGCTTGCGCCGCCATTGAATGGCGTGGTTCCGTTTTATGCCGATGACCCGAAAATTTTAATTTTCGATAACGATCAAAGCCAAATGGAATGGCGCGCCGTCTTAGACGCACACTTTCAGATCAACCAGCAAATATCCTTGCCTCAAAGTTATGCGGATTCGGCTACCGTTGACTTGATTGATGTCGATGTTGTTTTCCCGCCTTAAATTAATCCAGCAAGGCCGCACAAATAATCGCTTACAAATGATTTGTGCTTTATTCCGCCAGTGCCGCCTCCGCCTACTTTGTCGCCGAAAAGACGATAATTCAACATTGGGACTTTACCGGAATGTTTGATCGCGTCTTCTGCATTGGCGTAATGAGTATCCCATCGAAGATTATGCAAAGAATTATTGGCAGCATTGCCATCATTATGGCAACCCTCCATCCCTAGAGGTGCTGGCCCAACAAAAGCTTCAAGGACAAGTCGATGAACCAAACAATTCCGAGTAGGCCGTAAAGTTACCCGAACAGCACAAATTCTTCCATTTTTACCGATTTCATTTCGTTGTGTTAATATTTTACCGCGAACAAAATAAACTCTGCCGCTGGCACTTAACCCTTGACGAGTCATGGATCGGATGCGTCCTTTATTGCTTGCTTGGTAATTTGGATGGCTTGGAATAGCTCGCCATTTTTCTTTGCCATTATATTTAAATTGATGTGGATGTGATCGAATTACATAACGTCCTTGTTTTGGCTCTACATCATATGTTGGCAAGTGCTCAATTATCGAAAGAAGATATTGTGCATTGCTATTGGGAACGCGAAGTCCTTGCTCCCAATTTCGGTAAGTAGCCAAATTAAATCCATATCGCTCGCAGAAAGCTGGTTGGCTCAAATTAGTTTCTTGACGCAATGCTTTTATCTCAACCGCGCTGAAATTCTTGGCCATATGAATGTGTGCTCCGTAGAAATGCCTAATGATGAAAAGACTCTATGCTGGAAATTGCCCTCTGGCAATGTCAGTGACGCACTGTTTTGTACGGAGGAAATAAGGCACTTCTGCATGTAGGATTTTGCCGTCTCGCGGCGGCGAGGAACGTACCGCTCGTGGAGCGCCTACTTTGAGCACCATTCCCGCCTCCCTCATCGTCGATGTGGTTCCGAGCGTTCTCTCGGCAGGCGGCACAGGGCTCAACGGCATCGGCTTGATGCTCTCCAACGGCAACCGTGTCCCGCTCGGGACTGTGGCGTCGTTTCCTGACGAACAGGCTGTAGCAAGCTATTTCGGTGCTGGATCGGTTCATGCGACTGAGGCCGCTATCTACTTTGCTGGCTTCGAGGGCGCGACCATCACTCCGAGCGCGCTACTCTGTGCGGAGTACAATCAGTCCGCCGCAGCGGCTTGGACCCGCGGCGGCCCAATCACGCTGGCCCAAATCCAAGCGGTCTCCGGGGCACTCAGCATTGCGGTTGATGGCTACGTCCGCACGGCACTGTCGCTGAACCTATCCGGCGCGGCTAGCCCATCTGCGGCTGCGGTCACGATCCAGGCCGCGCTGAACGCCGCTCCAACAACCGAGGCGTCGATTACCGGCACGATCACCGGGTCGACTCTGACGGTCACCAACGTGGCATTCGGCACCGTCGCCGCTGGACAGACCCTCAGCGGCACAGGCGTGGTCGCTGGTACGATTATTCAGGCCCAGCTTACTGGGACAGCCGGGGGCAGCGGAACCTACCAGGTAAGCCCTGGAGGTCAGAGCAGCGGTGGCACCGGAGCGATGACCACCACGCCGACGCCGGTCACGGTCACCTACGACTCGATCTCCGACGGCTTCACGATAACGTCCGGCATCACCGGACCGGTCTCAACCATCGCGTTCGCGACCGGTGCTGCTGCTGCTGGCCTGCAGCTAACATCGGCCACCGGGGCCGTGATCTCCCAAGGCGCGGCGGCTGCCTCTCCAGCAGCGTTCATGAATGCGCTGATCGTGGTCAACAGCAATTGGGTAAACTTTATGACTATCTTCGACCCGGACAATGGGTCGGGGAACACGATCAAGCAGGCGTTTGCGGCGTGGAAGAATACCGCGCTCAGCGGCAACCGCTTCGGCTACGTCTGCTGGGATCCGGATGAAAGCCCGGCGTCATCCAGCGACGCGGTATCGAGTTTGGGCCAGATATTCAAGTTAAACGGCGACTCTGGGACGTGCCTGATCTGGGAGGGCGGAGCAACGACCGATACCGGCTTGGCCGCATTTATCCTAGGTTCGGCCGCGAGCATCAATTTCGAGCAGACCGCTGGCCGCATCACATTCGCCTTCAAGATGCAGGCCGGTATCACAGCTAATGTGACAGACCCGACGACCGCCGGCAATCTTCTCGCTAACGGTTATAATTTCTATGGTGCCTACGGTGCCGCGAATGAAAACTTCATCTGGTTCCAGAACGGCTCCGTCAGCGGTGTCTATCTCTGGTTCGATAGCTACCAAAACCAGATCTGGCTCAACTCTCAGTTCCAGATTGCGCTGCTGACGCTGCTGCAGAATGCGCTCTCCGTTCCATTCAGCACCGCTGGAGTTGGCTTGATTACGGCAGCTTGCCAATCGGTGATTCAGCAAGGTCTTGCATTCGGAGCTTACGGTCCCGGCAATATCTCGTCGGCGCAAGCTGCGGAAGTGAACAATGCCGCCGGCGCACCAATCGCCAACGTACTGCAGAGCCAAGGATACTATTTGCAGGTGAATCTGCCGAGTTCTCAAGTTCGTGCAGCACGCGGACCATGGCCTTTGACTTTCTGGTTTCTTGATCGCGGCAGCGTGCAAAGCCTTGATTTATCAAGCGTTTTGGTCCAATAATGAGCGCCATGATGAAAATCTGTCGGCGCTGCAAAATTGAAAAACCTTTATCGGCTTTTGGCAAAGATAGAAGCCGAAGCGATAGTCTACGTAAATGGTGCTCAGATTGTCGAAGCATTCGACGCGAGCAAATCATCTCTGCGCGAACTATTGTAGTCTGCGAGAAAGCAACTTGTACTTCTTGCGGCATAGAGAAAGAAATTGCAGAGTTCAGCAAAGATCGCAGTACAGCGAGTGGTGTGAGTTCATGGTGCCGTGATTGTCATTCAGATTATCGGCAGCGAAATCGTCCTTATCGTCTGGCGTATTCGAAAAAATATCGAGAAGAACATCCAGAGATCATGGCGGCCTCTAATGCTAGTTGGCTACGACGTAATCCAGAATATCGTTCTGCATATGCTAGAAAATATGCCAAAGAAAAACCGCATGTGAAGGCGGCGGCTTTGGCGCGCTATATAGCGGCCAAATTAAATGCGACTCCGGCATGGGCCGATTTGAACAAAATCAAAATGATTTATGAACAAGCCGCACGACTGACTCGCGAGATAGGTATTCCGCATGAAGTGGACCACATCTATCCGCTGCAATCGAAAGTGATGTGCGGCCTTCATGTTGAGACGAATTTGCAAGTAGTGCCGACGAAAGTGAACCAATCGAAAGGCAACAGAATACGCGAAGTTGCTGAGGTACGCTGCTGCGCCTGGCCAGACATTCTCCACTTCGAGGCTGCGGTCCAACATGACATGGTAGGGCTATAACGATGGATATTTCCGCGGCCAATGCTTCGATTTCCTTGGTGATACCACCGCTGTTCACGACACCGCAGCAGCTCCAAGGCTTCGCGACGGACGATGTTTACGAGGTGCCAGAGGTCGAGTCCGTCGAGACACTGATGGGCGTCGACGGTGTTCTCTCTGGCGGCTTCGTGTTCAAACCGATTGACCAGGAATTCATGCTGCAGGCTGATTCCGCATCAATCGACATTTTCGATATCTGGTATCTGCAACAGGTGGCCGGGCAAACTACGTATGTTGCTTCCGGTGTCACGACGCTGCCGGCAATCTCGAAGTCATATACGATGGTCAACGGCTATCTCGTGGGCTACAAGCCGCTTCCGCAGGCGAAGAAATTGCTGCAGCCGCAGCGGTTTCGCATTCGCTGGAATCTGGTCGCCGCCAATCCGACGTAGTAAATCTGGCTCCTAGGCCGTAGGGGCCTGTGAGGAGTCATTCATGTTGACGATGAAGGGACCGAAGTCCGAGGTCGTCGTGGTCCCTGATAGCTATGGCCGCGATGCCGGCAAGCACTTCCTGATAACCGAGGCTGACGCCTTCGCCGTCGAGAAATGGGCGTGGCGAGCTGCATTGGTGCTCAAAGGCACGACGGCTGAAATCCCGCTAGATGTCGCGAGGCTAGGAAGCGTCGCCGTGATGATACGGGCGATAAATGCCGTGCTTGCGGCTGACATCGATGAGAGAAAATTCCTGCCGCTGTTGGACGAGATGCTGACATGCGTGCAGATGATCCGCGACCCAGGCACCGTTGACAAGACAACGGGTCGCCCGGTCGCGACGCCAATACTTCCCGGCACTGGCAGCATCATGGAAGCAAAGACAATCGGATGGTTGCGGTCGGAGGTTGTCCGCGTGCACACCTCTTTTACAGTAACCGCAGCCCTTTCAGAGTTGATCTCGACTCTGGCGAGGGCTGGCAAGAAGGAGGAGGACTCCTCGACTACGTGAATGTGCCGCCGATCATTGGAATGGTGCTATCGCGGAGTGCGAATCCTGTTCAGGCATTGGAATTGTTGCGGACCAAGATGAGCGTCGAGGATGTCCACGACTTGATTGAAGTCATCCTGATTGATGACCACAACTCGAGGAAGCTAGCGAAGGCCGCTGCGCAGAGAGACGAAGATGCCGTCCGTTCTAGATGAATTCGTGCTCCAACTGTCGTTGGACTCATCCAAGTTCACGATTGGCCAGCGGCAGTTCATGGAACAACTGCAGGCCACGAAGAACGACGCGCAGAAGTTCGGCAATGCCATCGAGGCTTCGGGCAAGCAGATCGCCGAAGCATTCACATCGGCTAAGAAAGCACTGCTGGGAGTAACGACGCTACTCCTCGGCGGCGTCGGCGTGGAGCAATTCACATCGTTCATAACCAATCTTGACGCCGCAACGGCGCGTACGGCGCGCACGATGGATATTTCGGCGCGCGAACTCTCAAATTGGCAGGGTGCTGCAGAGCAAGCTGGAGGGAGCGCAAGCGGCATCACGGCGACGCTATCATCGCTGAGCAACGAGATAAACAAGTTCTCGCTGACAGGGCAGAGCGGATTGCTGGGACCGCTCACCCAACTCGGTGTAAGTCTCCAAGGCGCGAATGGTCAGATGAAGACCTCGACGCAGGTCTTGCTGGAACTCAGCAGCGCGATCCAAGGGATGGATCCAGCTAAGGCGCGGGCGTTCTTGTCGCTGATTGGCGCGGACCAAGACACCATCAACTTGATGATAAATGGGCGCGAGGCATTGCAGCAGATGCTCAATGAGGCTGAGCGCGCCGGCGGAACGACACGAGAAAGTGCTGCAGCGGCCATCGAATACCAGCGCGAACTTGCTCTCCTGAATCGCACGGCTACTGATCTTGGCCGCACATTCTTCAACATTGTGGCACCTGGATTAATTGCAGCTACCGTCGCGATGAAGGGATGGCTTGATGCGCTCCGCCACGGTTTCATGGATACGCCAGAGCAGAAGGCCGAGGAGGCCATCGACCCGCAGTGGAAGAAACTGCTGAGGTCGCTGATCTTCGGCGGCAGTTTCCCGTTGCGTGCCATCCCTGGTGCCGGCGGTGCCATAGATGCGCTGACGGAATATCTGCTCGGCAAGCCGCGGACGGGACATGAGGTTGCGGAATCAAGGGCGCAACGGCTCCATAATGAGACCATTGGCGGGACTCTTGGCGACCGCAATAATAATCCAGGCAACATAAAAATGGGGCCAGTCGCCAGCGCTTTTGGTGCTGTTGGTACGGATTCTCAAGGCCATGCGATATTCCCGAACTGGGAAGCTGGCAATGCCGCGCAGGCTGAATTGCTGCGGCGAGCATATTCCGGAATGACCATCGAACAGATGGGATCGAAATATGCCGAAGACCCGAACTGGGCCGCAGGCGTGATGAGATATGGCGGCTATGGTCCAGCCGACATCCCTAATCTAGCTGATCCGGCCCAAATGGAGCGACTCCAAGCCGCTATTCGCAGGCAGGAAGGCACGCACGTTCCATCTTCCCATAAGACCGGAATACAAAGTACTCCATTGCCGTCGCTGCAAACCGTGCCGCCGATCGGTGCGCCAGCATCCGCCGTCGGCAAGTCCAGCAGCCTCTACGACAACCGCAGCAACAAGTCGCAAACCGTCAATATTGAGACGGGCGATATCAATATGCACGTCCCCGGCGTTCGGGATGCCGGCGGCGTGGCGGATGCGTTCGCTGGAGAGTTAAAGCGCGTTGCGACCTTAGCATCATGGAATACGGGATTGGCATAAATGGCAAATGTGCCGAATGTCCCCGGGGTGCCAGCCCTGAACACCTACTCGACCAACAACATCGAGTTGCTGACGGCTGATGCCGCGCTCGTGGTCAATGCCTTTCTCCCGACGTGGGGCATCTACTACAACGGCTTCCCGGTCATCTGGCCGGCCACGATAGCTTCCTCGGTCATCGGCTCCGTGCTGGCACCGATAGGACAGGTCGCTTCACTGCTCGGTATTCCAAACCTGCTCCCGGTATTCGCATCCACGATTGAGTTTGATTTCGATCAGGAATGGACGATCGGTGATTATCCGGTCGAGCAGGGTTCGTTCCAATCTTATGACAAAGTGCAGCTTCCGTTTGAGTGCCGCGTCCGCATGGCTTGTGGGGGTCCTACATCTCAGCGAACAGCATTTCTGAATTCGATTTTTGCCATTGCAGGCGGCTCTCCGCTTGGCTCCGTCTCTCTGATTAACTCCGTGATTAGCCAACTAGGCGGCAGTTCGCCTAGCCTCGGCGTAGGTTCATTAGGCGCGTCGCTGACATCTGGCATCATTGGCGGGATATTGACACCGCCGCTATTCACCCTTGTTACGCCAGAAGGCAGCTATCAAAGCATGAGCGCGCGGCGCGTGCAGTTTTCGCGAAAGTCTTACGAGGGTGCCACACTCATCATCGCCGATATCACTTTCATGCAGATTCGGCAGACGCAATCGACATCGTTTGGTAGCCCATCAAACCCGACGAATTCACTTCAACAAGCAACTGGCGTTCAGCAACCGCAAACTCCATCAGTCTCATTTCCAAGCGGGAGTTTGATGTAATGCCGCTCATTGTCCCGCTACAGGCCGTTCCAAATCAAAATCTTCAGATAACGCTGAACAATCAGCTTGTATCGATAGATTTACTGCAAACAAACTATCAACTAGCGATCAGCCTTTACGTCGGCGCGACACTAATAATTGGAGGCGTCGTATGTCAAAATCTCAATCGGATTGTGCGCTCGCTATACCTTGGATTTTCCGGAGACATGGCTTTTTTTGATACGCAAGGCGAAAATGATCCGACCTATGATGGATTAGGCAGTAGATATTTGTTGTTTTACTTGTATCCGACAGATTTGCCCGTTGGCGAGGGTTAAAAAATCCATGCCTTACCTTGCCTTGGCGAACCTCGCCCAGCCGGGCAACACCACACCGAACCCCACCGTGGCTAACCACACCGGAGCCTGCCGGAACAAATGAACAAAGTATCCTCGCCAAGCCAAACCGCACCATGCCAGACCAATGTCTTGCCACAACCAGCCGGAACATGCCCAACCCTACCGAATCATGACACGCCCCAGATCGCCATACCCCGGAAAATTGATAAAGTATCCATGCCTTGCCGTACCTCGCCCTGCCAAGCCGTACCTAGACCAGCCACGCACAAACCTAGCCGAGCCTTGCCGCACCATAGCGAGCCATGGATTGCCATGCCGGGAAATGAACAAAGTATCCTCACCACATCTTGGCTCGCCTTGGCTTGCCGGACATTACCTCAACAAACCACATCCGACCCGACCCAAGCTCACCCCGCCTCAAGAAAAATCAACAAAGTATCCTTGCCTAACCTTTACCTGCCTAGCCGAGCCGAGCCATGCCCCACCAGAGCAGACCGAGCCAAACTCGGCCGCAACTCATTCGTATTTGATAATGCCGTACCTTCCGAACGTCGGTCTAAAGTCACCGATGCCGATCAAACGACCGGCACTCTCGATAGTCTCCCGCAAGGCATTGTGATCGACGTATTCTGGCAACATCACCAGAAGATCGAAAGTGACTTTCCAGCCAGCGCGCATTGCTGGACGAACACGATTGATGCCTTGCCGTTGGATCATCACGCGGCGACGGTCAAGATAATCCCAATTCTTCACGCCGAGAGTAGAAAGCGGCGTTGTCACGACGATTGCCGCCTTGAACAAATCCATCGCAGACTTTCGAGGCGAGCGCGGGTCCTGTCGGAACTTCGCGGCATTGATGATCGAGCCGCGAAGGTACTCACCAGGAACACAAATTTCACCTCCGTCATTCCGATAGACATAGGACTCTACATCATCGGTCTTTTTGCCTTTGGAATTTTTGGCAGCGCGGGCTTTTTCATCGACTGCCTCGCTGTTCCATCTGTGCATCAGAAGATCGGCGGCTCCTTGGATTGTCACGCGAACCGGATATGGTTCGCTATGGCTGATTGTTTCGTTGCCGCCGTTTGTCGGCTCCGAGATGTTGATAACTTTAGCTTTAGTCGCAGTCATTGCATTTGCTCCATTGTGGTTGATGGAGACCTCACCGTACCGATGCTTGCCTTAGCTTGCCCAACGCAGCCTGACCAAGCCACACCGAAGCGCGCCGCAAGCAAAAAGGTCTCCCCCGCGCTGAGCCTGCTAAGCCCGGAACGCGGTTCAGGGGTCACATTTCTGCGACACTCAGACACGGGGAAGTTCGTGAGAGGTGCCGCGTTCTTCGCGTTAGCAGCCGCGAATGGAAATAAATCTTCCTCATTTTCGGACGGATGTCAACAGTGAGTTGGAGTCAAAAACTATTGAGTTTCACCATTGCGACACCGGCCAATACTGGCACGAGCACGCCACCTCCTGGTACTGGCGCTTTTACCGGACCTCCGCCGCAAGCATCGGGTGGCGTTGCTCCAGGAGGTTCAGTTAACATCGCTCCGGGATTGCGTTCCAGCGTGCGGATTTTCAGCGCGGGAGCATGGGTCGGGTGTCATGCTGAGATTAAGATTTGGGGCCTTACGCAAGCCCTGATGAATCAACTTGCCACGCTCGGTCTGGCTTTCAACATCCTTCCGAAGAACACCATCACAGTAATGGCCGGTGATGTTTTTGGCATGACGACTGTGTTTCAGGGCACGATTTATGCAGCTTACGGCGATTATGAAAAGCAACCTGATGTTCCAATGGTCTTCATCGCAACAAGTGGCGGAGGCGCAGTCGTGGCTCCAGCCAGCACGACGACATTTCCTTTAGGCACTTCCATTCCAAGCGCGATGCAAACAATCGCGGGAAAAATGAATTTTAATTTCGAGAATAATGGCGTCAGCGGAACGATTGATGATGAGTATGTTGAGGGTACGCTTTATGACCAAGCTCGAACAATTGCAGAGCACGGAAGATTTTCTTTGGGTCTTATCGGGACCACCCTTTCAATTTGGCCGCAAGGTGGCTCGGCGGCGAGTTTGACAACCGTGCCGCAGATATCGCCATCGACTGGAATGATTGGTTATCCCGCATTCACGCAGCAAGGAATCATCGTCAAAACCGTATTCAATCCGAATGTAGTCTTTGGCGGACAAATCAGCGTCCAGAGCAGTTTACAGGCGCAAGGCTTGAGCATTAGTGGAACGTATGCCGTCAATAAAGTGGATCATGCTTTGGATTCCTACGTCCGCAACGGACAATGGATGAGCACGGTGTTTGCTTATAATCCTGCTTTTTCGCGCAATGTCATTCCACCAGTAACAGGATAATCCGATGTCATTCACCGATTCCAATACTGGCAATGGCTACCTCCTTCCCTTCGATGCCACAACGGATGAAGTCGGAACGGCATTTATTATTCGGCGCTTCATTGCGCGACTTCAGAGCATGCTGCCATGTCAGGTGACGAGCGTCAGGACTGGCGGCAATGGAGCCATCGCGGCACCAGGCACGGTGGATGTGCAACTCCTCGTCAGCCAGATTGATGGAGCCTCGCCACCGAATGCGACGCCACGCGGCACGGTGACAAATGTCCCGTGGTTTCGACTCGCCAGCGGACAGAGTGCCATCATCATCGACCCGCAAGTCAACGACTTAGGTTTCATCATTGCGGCAGACCGTGATATCTCGACGTTCAAAAAAACATTCAAGCAGGCCGCTCCGAATACCAGCCGTCAATACAGCTATTCTGATGGCTATTACGTCCCGATGGGAATGAACGTTACGCCGAACCAATACATTGTCTTCACGTCGACCGGAATTCGCATCGTAGATTCGAACGGAAATATGATAAACATGACCTCATCCGGAATCTCGATAACCCCGGCTGGGGGTACTTTGACCGTGGACGGCTCGATCAAAGCGACAGGCGATATCGTGGCTGGCTCGATAAGCCTGATGAGCCATCTTCATATGGGCGTTACGACAGGAACGAGCGATACCGGACCTCCGGTGGGGTGATTAATGACAAAGAAACCAACAGCGACGGAAGTTCGGGCCTTACTAATCTGTGATGCGGCCACAGGTCGCCTCGTTTGGAAAGCCCGTATTCCAGAAATGTTTGAAGATGGGGAAAGATTATCAAAAGAAACGATTTGCAAAAGATGGAATTCGACATATGCGGGCCAAGAAGCTGGGCATCAACTTCAAAATGGCTATCGAACCATCAGAATTTGGGACCGCGCCTATCAAGTGCATCATATTATTTGGCTGATTGTTCATGGCGAATGGCCAAAAGAATTAGATCACAAAAATGGAATTGAGGCTGGAGATGGCATTTGTAATCTGCGGCCAGCAACGCATGTTCAAAACATGAGAAATACGAGGAAGCGTCGAGACAATAAGTCCGGTTTTAAAGGTGTTAGCTGGGATGCAATAAATAACAAATGGGTTGTGCGCACTAGAGTCCACAAAGGGAAATATGAAAACTTGGGACGTTTTAATAATCCAGAGGAAGGACATCGGGTTTATTGTGCGCGAGCAGTTGAATTATACGGCGAATTTGCGAGATTTGAATAAATGGCCCAAACTCTTTTGCTTGATCAGGGGACCAACGATTTGCTGCTCGATGCTTCTGGCAACATCGCTGTCGCATCCCAGCCATACCAGTTGGCGCAAGACGCCGCGACGGCAATCAAGATTTGGCTGTCTGAATGCTATTACGACACAACTATTGGCGTTCCCTATCTCCAGCAAATCTTCGGCGTCTCGCCTCCGCCAATCGGCACCATCAAGGAACAGATGATCCTTGCCGCGCTTACCGTTCCCGGCATCGCATCGGCGCA